ATAGCCTAATTCAATAAATCATTATTCCATTTAAGGGGCATAAAACGAACCATTCAAAAGCATGACACGCAACCTTAATGAAAATCAATGAGATAGCGAAACGTTGAGAAAAACGAATTGTGAAAAGAGTTATTGATTGCTTTAATGTTGCTTTAATTCAGGAAGGAAAAAACGGGGCAAAAATTGCATTCACTTTAATCGCCTGGTACACTGACCCGATTATAGCCTGAAACGCCCTTAAAATAAGCCATTTTAGCCCCTTTACGAAGTATGATGACTAATTGAAAGCTCCTTAAATTGGGGCTTTTTTTGTGCCTTTTTTTTAATGGTATTTAAACGCTGAAAAAATGTGGTATAAACATACACCGGAACGAACACCGGACGAACACCGGACATAAAAGCACTAAAATAACTGGCTATAAGTACACCTTTAAGTATTAAAAACACCAATAAAAAGCCATTTATAGGCGTTTATATATACCTATAATCCTATAACATAATATTAACATGTTGTAATAAATAGCTAATAATTAGTGCTTTAATAATGTTTTAGGGTATTTTACCTATAAAAAACGTGTGTGTGCGCAGTTAATACTATTTCATTGAGTTTACTCTTACGCTAGCTTTGACAAAAGCCAAAGCCCGAATACTTGAAATTGAAACATCCTTATCGGAGTGATGCTGGTTATGGCTAACCAGCCGAACATGTTCGGGGATATCGCTTTTTTGAATATATTTTACGGTCACATATTCCTCTCCATCGATGTCGATTGAAATTAGATACATTTCGCCCCAAAAGATACCGTTATTGATATCGTGTACCCGTTTGTAAAGAACGATATCACCACTCTTTAATAATGGATACATACTGTCGCCGGTGATGTGAATAGCTCCATCACATTTCGGCAAATTTGGAATGCGGATATAATCAACAGGTATTTGTTTGACTGCATCATTGAATAATGGTACCAAGCCCGCAACTGCCTCCATATCGTATAACGGAATATTTTGATTACCTCTTAAATTATCTGTTTTTAATTTAAAACTTTCGACAGTTCTATCCTCGATAACATTATCAGTATCGTATTCAGGATAATAATTTAATCCTGGAATAACGGTAGGACTTCCCTCGCCAGTTAAAAACCACCGTGCTGATAAGTCTCTATACGCATATAGTATTTTTTCAATAGTCTCCGAATTGAGTCCACCCTTACCAGCGCGAGATTTGCCCAACGAACCCACCGATAAACCAGCGTCTACTGTTATCTTATTATCGTTAAGACCTTTTTCTTTAGCGTAATAATCAAGTCGTTGTATAATATTTTCAAATTTCATTGAAAAAACTCTATATTATATTTGTATCGTATTGAATAAACTCTATATTTGTAACACATAACCGTAACAAATGTACGATAATTCAAAATGAAAAAACAAATATTTTTTAATCAGGACATTGAAGACGTGAGAAATAAACTTCCGAAAAGATGTGCATTTAGCACTATTTCGGAAATGATTAATAAAGAATATACGCCAGGAACCATCAGGCATATGTTTGCCCAACGCCGAACCATGAGCCCAACGGTACTGGAAGCTGCAAAAAAACTTATCGATTTTATTACACCAGAAACCAAATCACCAGAAAATGAAAAAGATGAATAAATTTTTCGCATTTGTTTTCGCAGTACTTGGAGTACTGCTTTTTTTGGAGCTGCGTTTAAAGGCACTCACTGGCACTTTGCCACCTGCGTTGCCTGTATGTTTTTAAGCCTGCTATTTTTTGCAGACTCCAGCGATCAGAATAAACCTGGTCTTTCAGGAAAGTAAAAATAAGCCGAGTAAGTGATTCCGGGATTAGCCGCGACAACAAGCGGCCCCCGGTTTCTTAAAAACAAAAAACCAAAAACCCAATGATCCCATACGAATACCATAATGAACAGCTAGGAATACGTGCAAACGTTCTGATTTCTGGCGAAGATGCAGACCCGAGCAGCTTAGTTCTGATCGGAGAGCGCGGTTTACGGCATCGGATTGAAAACGGTTATATTAAAAGGTTACGGATGCGCGGGCCTAATACTCCGGCATTAGTAAAGTGGGATACTCTACCGCGTGACTGGCAAAAGCTATTAGTTGAAACTTTTGGTGAGCCACAAAGACAAGTTAGGCAGTCGCTTTTTGAAAGGCACTACAGCCGTGACAGTGTTGCTATTGAGTTTTACACCAATTACCAGCTTCAGGACGGTAAATTTTTGCCTGATGCAGTTATTGACGAGTACACGCTTAATGCTTCGGTTTTAAATACTGCCGAAACGATTTATAAAAAACGTTATGAGCTGCGCAAAAGTCTTCGCGGCGGAGTTGCCGACATTTGGACAATTGTTACCAATGAGTGCAACCGTTTTAGAGATATTCAGGGCCATACACTTCCGGCCAACGCTGCGAGCCTTCGCCGTAAACTGAAGGAATACCAAAAAGAGAGCTACGAGGCTTTAATTCATGGCAACTTCTGCAATAAGTCGGCTTTAAAGGTTGATGAATCTGTCATTAATTTACTCAATAGCATGTTCGCCTATCAATCAGATAAGCCAACAGCTACACAGATTTCAAGACAATACGATAGTTTTTTATCCGGATATGTTAAAGTAATCAATAGTGAAACTGGCGAAGTGTACGATCCGAAGGAATTTCCAAAGCTTTCGCCAGCAACAATTACCAATTATCTCGCCAAATGGTCTTCAAAAGTTGGAACGCACACGATCCGCTCAGGAAACCGACAAATATGGATGTCGAAATTTAGATCGTTCCACGACATGAAGCAACCCGAATATTCAGGATCAATTATTTCGATTGATGACCGTCAGCCGCCGTTTGAATATGCCAAAGGAAAACGCATGTGGTTTTATAATGGTATCGATTTGGGTTCTGAAGCATTTACAACATGGGTTTACGGACAAACTAAGGAGGGAATTATCGACGATTTCTACCGTCAGATGGTTCGAAATTATATCGGCTGGGGATTTAACCTACCGGCTGAACTGGAAGGTGAAATGAGTTTAAACAGCAAGTTTCTGAACACTTTTCTTGAGAAAGGTACAATGTTTCAATTTACCCACATTGAGGCTAATAATGCCCGTGGAAAACGTATAGAACGCTACTACGGAAACCTACGATACAACATTGAAAAAGAACGCGAAGGCTGGTTAGCTCGTCCATTTGCGCTTTCAGAATCGAATCAGGCAGGGCCAAAGGCACAACCGTTTATACCCTACGACCAACTGGCTGAAGGTTGCCTGAAAGATATTGAGACCTGGAACAACATGGAGCATTCGAAGATTAAGGGAAAAACACGCTGGGAAGTTTTCACCGAAAAGCAAAATCCGAATATTTTACCAACAAACTGGCGCGCCTTCCTTCCATACATCGGATGGAAAACAGAAACATCGTGCAACCTCGGACAAATTAGTCTGAATAACAAAAAGTATTTGATTGGCGAAAATGGGAAGCTCGTATTTAGCGACAGGCTGATTGGATTAATGACACAGATTGAAGGTAAAGACCTTGACGTTTACTGGTTGGATGGCAACGACGGCCAAATAATGAAAGCTCTGGTTTATTTGCGCGGTACCGACCGTTGCGTTTGCGAGGCTGTTGCTAAACCAAGTCACAACAAGGCGCAAATTGAGCGCACTCCTGAAGATATTGAGAATTACACCGCAATGTCGATGTATGTGTCATCAGTTGACAAGTTCATTCGCACTCAAAAGAATAAGATTGACCGCGTTACCGTGATCGACAATACTCCAAAGACATTAAACAACAAATTCCAGATTTCAGGATTACGCAAACCAATTACCGAACGTGTTGGGCCAGTTGAGATCATGGAAGACGTGGAAGAGGAAGACGACATTTTCAAGACTATTTCACCATCATTTAATAAGAGTTTAAAAGACCGATTTTAACCAAAAAACAAACAAGCTATGGCTATTACCCTTACTACCGAATTCAAACTAAAAATTATCGAAGCATTACATGATCGCCGTAAACTTTACGAAGGTAGTAATGCATCGTTCGCCAAAACATTTGGCATATCGTCAGCGGTTTTCTCGCGCCTGAACAACGGCGAACACATGGGACTGCTGAGAACTACCCAGTGGATTATGATTGCTCATGAATTGGGATTAACTGTTGAAAACAGAAAATGGGTTACTGCCCGGACAGATGTTACTCAGGCGATTGAAGACGATGTTTTATTCTGTAAGGCTCACGCCAAATCGATGATGTTTGTTGACGATTGCGAAATCGGAAAAACACATACCTGCAAAGTTTTAAGCCGAACGATAAAGAACTGTTTTTATGTGGATGCCAGTCAGGCTAAAACGAAACAAGCATTTATTCGCCTACTCGCCAAAACCGTTGGAGCCGAAAGTAAGGGCCGATATATTGAAGTTAAAGAAACCCTGAAATTTTACCTAAAAAGCCTGAGTAAGCCGGTTGTAATTATTGACGAAGCCGGTGACCTGGAATACGAAGCCTTTTTGGAATTGAAGGAACTGTGGAACTCGACCGAAAATTATTGTGGCTGGTACATTACCGGTGCCGATGGATTACGCAAAAAAATTGAGGCCGGAATAACCGCTAAAAAGGTGGGTTTCGCTGAAATATTCTCACGATTCTCAGGTAAGTTTTCGAACATCGTTCCAACAGGAAGACAAGACCGGATAGACTTTTACCGTAAACTAATTACTGACGTTTTGATGGCTAATAATTGCCCGGCTGACTTACTGAACACCATTGTGAATAAATGCCTGGCGAACGATAGTAACGGCCATATCGGAGGTCTACGTCGTGCCGAATCGTTGTTGATTTTACTTTCAAATCAGGAGGACGCAGCATGAGCGAATTTAAATATATAGCTGCCGCAACGGGATTTCGAGACATAAGCACTATTGATACTTATAAGATTAAAACAACTCCTGAAGAACGTGAATGGTGGCATAGTCGAAACGACCAACGAATTGAATCAATGAGAGACTATCATAAACGTGCAATTCCTGACATGGGTACTTTTTGGTTAATCGATCATTATGAAGAAATAGGAACTCAGAAAAGAGTTTGTATGTGTTGTGGAAGAGAATACGGGGCAATATATGAATGGGAGTGGCTTTGTCGCGGTATACGATGCTTTTCGTGGTGGCTCAATATGCGCGATGCCGTTTGGAGAGATGACCATGAAGTTTGGCTAAAAACTACCTATCCATTTTGGCCGCGAATGACAGACCCTAACAAAAAACAAAAACAACAACTAACCCTAGCACTATGAAACGAATCATCCAAAAAGTAAAAGAGCTAATCGCAGATATTGAAAAGGAAGTTGAGACCCGCAAAAAGTTTTATGACAGTCACGGCGACCGATGGCAGGATTCGCAAAAAGGAGCCGAATACCTCGAAGAAACCGAGCGGCTCAGCGAAATGCTGAACCAACTGAATGATGGTATTTGTGAACTGACTGAAAATAACTAGCGCATGACGCGATCTCTTACCGCCCGCAATCTTTTTGAAAAACGCACTGGAACAACTGTAAGATTTGACAGCGAACTACTAACCAAGGCGATTGGAAAGGCAGAAAGAAAAGGATGCTGGCTGATATACGGACCCGAAAAAAACGGAAAGACCTGGTTTACGCTGCAACTGGTGAAAGCACTGGCATACTTCGAAAAGGTTGCCTACATCAGCGCAGAGGAAGGCACAGACCTCAGTTTTAGAAGAGCCTGCGAACGGGCAGGAATAACGGCAGCTGACAAAATACTCTTCGACGAGTATCTGTCGGTAGAGGAAATAAAACAAAAGTTTCTGAAGCCCAAAATGCCCAACATTATTGTAATAGATAATCTCACGATTTACCCCGACGAGTTTAAATGTCATGGGATACGTGATTTTATCGAAGCGTTCCCTACTAAGCTGATCATTTTCGTTTCGCACGAAGAGCGCAAATTACCTTACCCAGCCTGCGCCAAACTGGCATCAAAACTGGCAAAGGTGATAATCAACGTGAAAGGTTTAAGAGCTTTCGTAGTGAGCCGTTTTTCTGAAGGCGGATCGATAGAGATTAACTCGGATATGAGCGAAATGTACTGGGGATAATAAAAAGTTTAAAGTTTAAAATTTAAAGTTATGATACTACCATTTTCAACACAGTTTAAAAACGGAACTCCGACCTATTTTATAGATAAAATATGGCATTCTATTACGATTAATGGTTTAGTAACAAATGGAAAAAAAGAAATAGAATATGCCGATTTATTCTTTGATAAACTCGGATATTATTGGGATGGATGCCTAGAGTTTAGCCAAAGAGCTCCAAAACCTCATACCATCCGAGAAGATATCCATGACCGTTGGCATGAAGGCTGCCTGATTCACCCGGTTGTTTTTAACCGTTCGAAAAACCAATTTCAGTTTGCGCCTACGCTCGTTTGCAAATCGGTTCAGAAGATTGAAATTTTTGAAAAAGATTGCTTGCATTTTATGAAAATAGACGGAAGATCATTGAACTGGCAAGAAGTGAAAATTCTGGCTAAAAATGATGGATTTAAGTCTATTACTCAGTTTTTCGAATGGTTTAATAAAGATTTCACAGGCAAAATTATTCACTGGACAAAACTTAAATACTAATACAATGAAAGCAACAACCGACCAAGAACACGCCCGTCTGATCAAAAAGTATCACACGCTGGCAACACGAATCGGACTCGATAAAAGCGATAAGGCAGCCATTATGGAAAGCTACGGAGTTGCAAGTTCGCTCGATTTATCGGTTACGGAATTATTTGAGTTGTGCAATGTTCTGGAGCGCGACAATAACCCTAAAGCTCCGGTACTCGACAAACTTCGCAAACAGGTAATGGCATCGATTGGCGGTTGGCTGAAAACAATCAATCTGGAAAGTGATGCACAGCGCATTAAGGCCATTGCCTGCCGCGCAACCGGGTACCGACGGTTTAACGAGATACCTACCGAACGCCTCCGGAACATCTATAATACCTTTCTGAATAAGCAGAAAGATTTTAAGGGCGTTAACAAGGTTACCGCCGAGGAACTCGAATATTTATCGTCACTAAATTAATCACTAATCAATAATAATTTAAAAATGGAAACTGCAACTCAAGAAAAAAAACAAACGATTGATCTTTCACAAGTATCGGCTGCCGATCTGGAAGTTTTATTGAAACAAAAGCAGCAAGAAGAGCACGACAAAAGAGTTAATAAACGCGCCGCTTACGAGGGCATTCGTGCCGATATCGTTCTCCGGATTGAACAGAAGGTTCGACAGGTGGTATCTGAAGTTATGGGCTTATTTGCCTACGTGAGCGAAGAAACTGAAGCCTTTAAGGGTATTATGGCCGAATACGGTGAGCTTCGTTTCGATAACCAACTGAGTTATACGCTCAAAGAAAAGAACTTCAAGATTGAAGTGAAAACCAATAAGGTTAAGAAGTTTGACGAACGCGCCGATGTGGCCGCCGCCCGTCTGATTGAATTCCTTCAGGCTTGGATTGCCCTAAAACCAAAAGGCACCGACGATCCGATGTACCAGCTGGCTATGACTATGCTCGAACGTAATAAATACGGCGATCTGGATTATAAACAGATTTCGAACCTGTACGATTTGGAGGAAAAGTTCAATAATACTGAATACTCAGCAATTATGAACTTGTTCAAAGAATCGCACCTGGTTGAAACAACTGCCACGAACTTCTATTTCTGGCAAAAGAACCATATGGGAGTATGGACCAAGCTGGAACCAAGCTTTAACAGGCTTTAAGACAAACCCACCAATAGGAAGGCCGGTGTATGCCGGTAGAAAAGCCTGATTAATCAGGATCGTGCAGTAACAATAACTTCCCTCGTGAGGAACTGCACTAAAGGTTTTCGAGGGAGGTCGGTGTACCCAGACTTTAATCGGGTGATATTGGTCTCTGGAGAAAAGGGAACACGGTTAGACTGCAAGGTAAGTCTTAATCCTTCATAATTAGAAGGTGGAAGCGGGGTAACTCATTGGGGAGTATTTATAGGTTCGAAACCTTACCCTGAACAATGGCATAAGCCAGAAACAACAAACAAATCTATTATGCAAAAATGGTTCAAATGTGTAGTTCAGTACGTTAAAATTGACGATGACGGACGTGAACGCAAAGTTAGCGAAGCTTACCTGATCGATGCGGTAACTTATACCGATGCTGAAGCTCGTATTATTTCCCAGCTGGCAACTATGGTTCGCGGTAAATTCGTGGTAAAACAAATTACTCAAACGAACATCGTTGAGATTTTCCCTCACGAAGTTGGAGAATGGTGGTTTGTTGGTAAAATCTCAATTGTTACCATCGACGAAAAAGCAGGGAAAGAAAAGAAAATTAGTAATCAATTTTTGATTGCTGCCGATGACATTAAACAGGCTTTAAAACGCCTTGAAGATGGATTAAGCTATATCATGGTACCGTTCACAATTACTTCTCTGGCAGTCAGCAATATTTGCGATGTGTTTCCATACTTCGAGGATACTGTAAACAAACAAATTCCGAGCAACCTGAAACCAATCGTTAAATAATAGTATGGAACTGACACTTCAAAAAGCAAAAAAGATATATCCTCTTTCTCCTGATTGGTTTAAGAAGGAATTAGCTGAAGAATTCGGTGAGAAAAGCTTCAAAACTGACTGGCGCGACATCGAAACCTACGAGGATGCAGTTGAAATGCGTCCAGTTGATGAAGATGACATTATTTACTCTACCGACCGCCCTCATATTGTTGCCTTTAAGCAATTATGCCATATCACAAAAACAGTGAATGGCGAATGGATAGCTGATCTTCCAAATCCTAACCAACGGAAATGGGAGCAAGTTTTTCTTTCCTCGGGTTCGGGGTTCGACTTTTCGTGTTCGTATTCGCACTACGATGATCGTTGCTCGAACGTCGGTTCGCGCCTTTGCGCGGAGACTCAGGAAAAGTCAGATTTCATCGGAAAAACATTCTTACCACTATTTAAATTATTGATAACAAACAAAAATTAAAATCATGACAAAGGAAAAAATAAACCCAAAAGAAGATCAGCAAAAAGTTGATTTCACACAAATGCAATCATTCGAAGATTTCTGCAAAGCACGAAACATTGATCCGACTCAACTTCCCGGAGTGGATAATTTACCCGAAGAATTTCGTGAACCCTTAATCGCTGTTTACCGGATCATGGTTGGAGTATCGGCAGTAAACGAAGGCAAGAAAGTAGACTTCACAAAAAATACTGACAAATACTTCGCATATGCAAGAGTTCTTTCCTCGGGTTCGGGGTTCGACTTTTCGAATTCGTCTTCGCACTACGTTACTCGTGGCTCGGGCGTCGGTTCGCGCCTTTGCACGGACAGTGATGACAAAACGATGCACGTGTTCAAAGTGCTGAATGACGATTACAAAACGTGGTTGATATAATTTGAAATAAACGGTTGTATGCTGCCTATTCTGACGGTTCTTTCCTCAGGTTCAGGGTTCGACTTTTCGAATTCGAATTCGAACTACGATAATCGTAACTCGAACGTCAGTTCGCACCTATGCACAATCATTCGCAGCATAAACCTTGCCCACATGGCAAAAAACAACACATTTTCGAGAGCGTTGGTAACGAAAGTGAAAACGATCTTTTAAAAGCAAAGGCATGAAGCGGATCAATAATTTGTACGGTAAAATAATAAGCATTGAAAACCTTGAACTGGCAGACTCAATAGCCCGGAAAGGAAAGGCAAAACAACCAGGTGTAATTTCTCACGATAAAAACCGCGAAGACAATATTCAGAAATTGCATGATATGCTGATGAATAAGACTTACCGGACATCCGAATATACTACGTTTACAATCTTCGAACCAAAGGAGCGGATCATATTCCGATTGCCTTATTTTCCAGACAGGATATTGCATCACGCTGTCATGAATATTCTGGAGCATGTATTTGTATCCGTTTTTACAACTGATTCATACAGTTGTATCAAAGGCAAAGGCATTCACGCCGCTGCAAGAGCAGTTAAACAAGCTTTAAATGATGTTGAAAACACCAGGTATTGTTTGAAGCTTGATGTTAAGAAGTTTTATCCTTCCGTAGATCATGCCACTTTAAAACAATTGCTGCGCCGGAAGATTAAAGATAATGATCTGCTTTGGCTGCTTGACGAAATTATAGACAGTACGTCGGGGCTCCCTATTGGAAATTACCTCAGCCAATATTTCGCCAACTTCTACCTGACGTATTTTGACCACTGGATCAAAGAAGAAAAGCGGGTTCATTACTATTTCCGCTATGCTGACGATCTGGTAATACTTTCTGACTCTAAGCCCTATTTGCACCAATTATTAGCTGAAATCAGGGCATATCTTAAGGATAATTTGAGGCTGACAGTTAAAGGAAACTACCAGGTCTTTCCGGTTTCCGCCCGAGGGATTGATTTCGTTGGCTATGTCTTTTATCACACGCACACGCTACTCCGAAAAACCATTAAACAGAATTTTGCCCGAATGCTGAAGAAAAATAGAAATGCAAAGTCGATAGCCAGCTATAACGGTTGGGCCAAACACTGCAACAGCAAAAACCTAATGAAAAAGTTATTACATGAACAGTTTTAGTCAATTCAATATAAAAGTAACCTCTCAAGCCTTTGAAGGCGATAAAATTAAGATGTCTAAAATCTTGGATCGCGAAATTATAGTTCACCATTTCAAGATTGTAGAATCAAAGGTTTTCAAAGAGCCTGGATCAGGAAAGTGTATGCATTTGCAAATATCAATTAATGACGAAAAGCATATTGTATTTACCGGAGCATCCGGGCTGATAGATGCAATTATGCAAGTTCCTGAAGACTGCTTCCCTTTCAAAACAATTATTATCAAAGAAAACGAACGGTTTAAATTCACATAACACAAACTTATCTATGGACGAATTCATTAAAAAAGTGGCAGAAATGCGGAGACTTCAGAAGCTTTACTTCAGGAGCAATCATGACAAATTTATCCTGATGGAATGCAAAAAAGCTGAAAGCGAAGTTGACGAATTTCTAAACGTCGGCCAGCTTCCCGAAAAGAAACAGGTGGCTGACGCTGTTCAACCCTCATTATTTCAATAAACAAAACG